GCCGTCGGCTGGGTGCCGCTGGGCCTGCTGGCCTGGGTGTCGGTGCCCATGGTGTGGGCCATCCGCGCGATGTAGCCATGCCTCGCCCTGGCACGTCCACGACCCGCGGGTACGGCCGCCCGCACCGCCGGCTCCGCGCCGCCCTCGCCCCGCTGGTGGCCACCGGCACGGTGACCTGCTGGCGCTGCGGGAAGCTGATCGCGGTCGGGGCGGCGTGGGACCTCGGCCACGACGACGACGACCCGACGCACACCCGCTACCGCGGGCCCGAGCATCGCGGGCCCTGCAATCGCTCGGCCGGGGCCCGCAAGGGCAACGCCATGCGGGCGCCCGTCGTTTTCGTCCGGCCGGTCCGCTGAACGTGAACGAAAGTTCACGCCGATGAGGGCCGGGCGGCCCCGCTATTTTCCACGTCTATACGCGACCAAAAATCTGACATTGGAAAATCGGGAGGAGCGCCGATGGCCGCACCGCTCGACACCCTCGCCGCCCTGCTCGTCCCGGTCGCTGACCTGGAGTTCTACCCGGGCAACGCGCGCACGCACGACGACGCGGCGCTGCGCGAGTCGATGGCAACGAACGGCCAGTACCGCCCGATCGTCGCCAACACCCGCACCCGTCAGGTTCTGGCCGGCAACGGCACGCTGGCGGCGGCCCGCGCGCTCGGCTGGGGCCAGGTCGCGGTGACGTGGGTCGATGTTGACGAGGACGCCGCCCGCCGGATTGTGCTCGTGGACAACCGGGCCAACGACCTCGCCGGCTACGACGAGGCGATGCTGCTGGCGATGCTGCGTGACGTGCCCGACATGACCGGCACCGGCTATGACGCGGACTACCTCGACGCACTGCTGTCGAGGGTTGATGCGACGGTGGCCGGCGAGGACGCCCCCGATGACGACGAGATCCCTGACGTCCCGTCAGACCCGATCACGGCGCCGGGCGACGTCTGGCTGCTCGGCCCGCACCGTGTCATCTGCGGGGACTGCCGCAGTCCCGACGTGGTCGCGCACCTCCTCGACGGCGCGAGCGTGAACGTCGCGTTCACCTCGCCCCCGTACGCCGACCGCCGGGTGTACGACGCGACGAGCGGGTTCCTGCCGATCGCGCCGGACGCCTACGTCGAGTGGTTCGCCCCGGTGGCGGCCAACGTCGCGGCGCACCTCGCGGCGGACGGGTCGTTCTTCGTCAACATCAAGCCCGGCGTCACGCCGGACGGCGATGACACCGAGCTGTACGTTTTCGACCTCGTGCTCGCCCACGTCCGCGCGTGGGGCTGGCACTTTGCCACTGAGTTCTGCTGGGAGCGTGCCGGCGTCCCGAAGTCGGTAACGCGCAGGTTCAAGAACCAGTTTGAGCCCGTGTACCAGTTCACCCGCGGGCGGTGGAAGATGCGCCCCGACGCGGTGCGCCACGCCTCCGACAACGTCCCAACGCCCGGCGGGCCGGGCGTTGGTGACACGGGTTGGGCCGGGGCGCAGGGCGGCAACGGGGCCATGTTCGGCGGCGCGCGGAAGCGCGCGCACGGCGTGTCCGGTGCGGTCGGCGAAGCGATCCAGGGTACGAACTGGCAGCACGGCGAGTTCATCGCCGCGGGCATGGCCTACCCGGGCAATCGGCTGTCCAGCTTCGCCGGGTCGCACACCGCGACAGGCCACACGGCCGCCTTCCCGGTCGGCCTGCCTGCGTTCTTCGTTAAGGCGTACACCGACGAGGGCGACACGATCTATGACCCGTTCATGGGTTCCGGTTCGACGCTGCTGGCAGCCCACAACACCGGCCGGATCGGCTACGGCGCGGAGATCAGTCCCGCCTACTGCGACGTCATCGCGCGACGATGGCAGACCGTGACGGGCATCCTGCCGGTCCTGGCCGCCACAGGGGCGGCCGTGGACATGACGAAGGCCCCGCCCGAGTAGGTTTGGCGGGGCCTTCGGGTCGCGATCGGTCAGACGTCGGCGCGGGCGCGGGCGATCGGGTCCAGACCGTTGGCGACGCGGGCGGCGTTGACCGCCTGGCGGTCGGTGTTGTCGGCCTTGCACTCCACCGAGCGCCCGGCGCCGGTGCGCCCGAGGAAGATGAACCGGCGGGCAGGCAGGACGAGCCCGCACGCCCCGTAGCAGCGCATCGTCCCGTCGTGGGTGTCGGAGTGCTTCGTCGCCGAGAGCGGCGCGTTGGTCGGCTCGCCGTCGGCGGCGACCTCCCCGCGGAGTGCGGCGGCCTTCGCCAGCGCCTTGACCGCGGCGGCGGTGGTCTTCGCGGTCCCGGCGGCGTCGAGCGCGGCCTGACGCTTGGCGTCCGTCGCGGCGGTGGTCGTGATCGTCATGGTGGTCCCCTATTCGGTTGGGGGCGGGCCGTGCACCCGCCTCCAGCCATGAATTTACGCTGCCTGAGCACCCGTCAGGATCGCTTAAGCAGAAGCGAATGAGGGGAGTTCGCCTTGGTCACATACGGGATGCCTGAGCCTGGGACTGACCCTCGCGAGGTTCTTTTGGCCGAGATCGCCCGAACGCAAGCCGCGGTCGAGTGGCTCGCCGGCCAGGTCGCCGCACTGGACACCGACGCGCTGATCAAGGGCACCCGCTACGTCCGGACCACGACCACCGAGGACGGCAAGCGCAAGACCGTCGCCGAGGCCGGCACCGCGCGGCACGAACTCCTCGCCCTCTACATGGAGGAGCGCCATCACCTCCGCGGGCTATGCCGCGACGCCCTACGGGTGGACCTTGAGGAAGACGATGGGGTGAGCGCGCTCGATGAACTTGCCGCTCGCCGAGCCGCGGATCGGCGACCAGACGCCGCGAGTAGCTAACTGGCCGGCGTACTCGCGCTCCGCGGCCGCGGAGGTCATCGACCTCGCCCGCCTCGCCGGGCTCGCGCTGGATCCCTGGCAGGAGCACGTCCTGACCCACGGCCTCGGGGAGCAGCGAAACGGCCGCTGGGCCGCCCTGAAGGTCGGCCTATGGTGCCCGCGCCAGAACGGTAAGGGCGGGGTGATCGAGGCGCTGGAGCTGGCCTGGTTGTTTCTGCTCCGCGAGCCGTTGATCATGCATTCGGCGCACGAATACAAAACCAGCTCCGAGGCGTTCCGCCGGATCAGCTTCCTGATCAAGAACTGCGCCGACCTCGATCGCTATGTGCAACGGATCTGGACCGGCGCGGGGGAGCAGGGCATCGAGCTGACCCGCAAGGCGGGCGGCGGCCGGCTGCGCTTCGTCGCCCGCTCCCGGACCTCGGGCCGCGGGTTCTCCGGGGATAAGTCCGTGCTGGACGAGGCACAAGAGCTGACGGTCGAGCAGATGGCCGCGATGATGCCCACGATGTCGGCCCGGAAGAACCCGCAGATGTGGTTCTTCGGAACGCCGCCGCAGGACGGTGCGGCCTGGTGCTACACCCTGCGCGACGACGGCGAGGCCGCTGCCAAGCGGGTCGCCTGGTTCGACTGGGGGCTCGACCTCGACCCGGACGCGCCCGACTTCGCCGAGCGGGCTGCCGACCCGGAGCTGTGGTACGCCGCGAACCCGGCGCTGGGGATCCGGATCGCCGAAGACTTCGTGGACGCCGAGCTGCTGCCCTCCGGGCTCGGCGCCAAGTTCGCCTCCGAGCGGCTGGGGATCTGGCCGGCCCGCGCGCTCCCCGAGGTGGCCTGGCAGATCCTCCCGGCCGCCACCTGGGCCGCGCTGAATGTCGGCGTGGTGCCGACCATGACCGCGCCGGCCCTATCCGTTGAGATCGCCCTGGACCGCTCGACCGCCACGATCGGCGCGGCCTGGACAGTGGCCGGCCGCCAGCACGTCGAGGTGGTCGAGGACCGGCCCGGCTCGGGCTGGGTCGTCGCCCGCTGCGCGGAGCTGGCGGCCCGCTACGGCGGCGGGCCCGTCGTCATCGACGCCGGGACCGAGTCCGCCGGGCTGGAGAACGCCCTGACCGCCGCCAATCTGACGGTGCTGAAGGTCGCCACGCCAGGGCGGGTCGCCGCCTGCGGCGCTTTCTTCGATGCGGCGATGGCCGGGTCGCTGTCCCACAACGGCGACCCGGCCATCGCTACCGCCCTGGCCGGGGCGAGGTGGAAGGACGTCGGGGACGGCGCGCGGGTGTTCACCCGGCGCGGCTCGGCGGCCGACATCAGCGCGTTGTACGCCGTCGTCCTGGCCCTGCACGGCCTGGCGAACCCGATCGCCCGTGAATCCAATTTCTTCCTGATCTGAGAAGGGCGGTGCCGCGGTGAACCCGATCCTGGCGGTGCTGCTCGTGCTCGGCGTGGTCTGCGTGGTCGTCGGCGCGGCCGCGCTGTCCTGGCCGGCCGGGCTGATCGCGGTCGGGATCGTGCTCCTGCTCGCCGCCGCTGACCTCTCGACGTCCCCCTGATGGGCATCCTGCGCTCGGTCTTCGCCGGGGGCGGCGGCACCGTCACCTCCTCCGGGCCGTGGGCGGCCGGGATGATCCGCTGGGGCAACGGGACCAGCATCGGGGACGTCAGCAACGACGACGCGATGCGCCTGTCGGCCGTGTTCGCCTGCCTGCGACTGCTGTCCGAGGCCATCGCCACGATGCCGCTGGACACCTTCGCCCGCTCCGCCGGGACGCGGAAGCCCTACCGGCCCAAGCCCGAATATCTGGGGTTCCAGCCGCCGCAGGGCTCGAGGATTGACTACCTGTCCGAGGTCATGCTCTCCCTGCTGTCCGACGGGAACGCCTTCGTCGCGACCCCGCGCGACGACATGGGCATCCCGCAGTCCCTGGTCGTCATCGACCCGGTGAAAGTGACCGTCCGTCAAGACGGCGTCGGGCACATCACCTACGAAGTCAACGGGGAGACCTACACCGATTTGGACATCATGCACATCAAGGCGATGTGCATGCCGGGCGCGCTGCGCGGGCTCTCCCCGCTGGCCTACGCCCGGGAGACCGCCGAGCTGGGCCTGGCCGCGCAGCGGTTCGGCGCCGGGTTCTTCTCCAACGGTGCGATGCCGAGCGGCATCATCGAGGCGCCCGGGGACTTCAGCCCCCAGGCGCAGGAGCGCGCCGCGCTGATGTGGGACCGTCGCCACAAGGGCCCGTCGAATGCCGGCCGGGTCGGCGTCCTGACCGGCGGGGCGAAGTTCTCCCAGGTCACGATCGCCCCCGAGCAGGCGCAGTTCCTTCAGGTCCGCGCCTTCCAGGTCCCCGACGTCG